ATTCACGGAACAGGACCGCCTGGACTGGAACACCCTGGACGATGACGACGAAGGCGCCGGCGAATCGACTGGTGCCGGCGACGGATACCACTGCCCAACGTGCGGCCAGTTCACAACCATCGACTATTCGGACGAATGAAATGCACATCGCACCGACACGACACTGCAAAACCTGCCAGGCACCGATTGTTTGGCTGACGACTGCCCAGGGCAAAACGATGCCGGTGGACGCCAACACGGTGACACCTGGCGAACGCGTGTTCGATGTCCAGGCTGGCCACATCAGCCATTTCGCCACGTGCCCGCAGGCTGACGATCACAGGCGGGAACGCTGAATGGCACGCAAAAAGACAATCACCAAACGCCGGCGCGGCCTGTTCCTGGACAAACTGCGGGCCACCGGCAACGTGTCCGAAGCCGCCCTGGCCGGCGAAATCGGGCGCAGTTCCTGGTATGACAAACGCCTGGTGGACAAAGAATTCGCGGCCGAATGGGACGATGCCGAAATGGTGTTCCTGGACAAATTCGAAGCCACCAGCATCAAACGCAGCGTGGTCGGCGAAGTCGAAAAAAAACCATATTTGCACGTGAACAAAGACGGCACCAAACAGACCAAAATGCGGGAAGTCGTGACGAAATCCGACCGCCTGATGGCGCTGACGCTGACCGCCAGGCATCCGTCCTATAAGCCCACCAAACTGGTGGAATCGACCAGCCCGGACGGCACCATGACGCCGGTGACGCGTGTGACCACGATGCCGAACCTGGACGCCCTGGAACCGAAGGAAGTGCAGACGCTGACCCACCTGCTGCGAAAAGCCCATGCAGCCGCAGGGACTTGATGCCGATACCTGGGACCAGTTCGAACGCCGCCTGGCCGAACTGTGCGAAGACGATTTCCACATGTTCATCACCGAAGCCTGGGAACACCTGGACCCGGTGGACTTTGTGGATGGCCGCCACCTGGCGATTCAGTGCGAATACCTGGAAGCGTTCATCGCAGGGGAAATTCCGCGCCTACTGCTGAACGTGCCGCCTGGGCACATGAAAAGCCTGACCGTCAGCGTGCTGCTGAATGCCTGGGCGTGGACCAAAAAGGCACGGACAGGGCTGCGGTTCATGGCGACGTCATACCGCGGCGACCTGGCCCTGCGTGACGCTGACAAAACCCGAAAACTGATTCGGTCGGACTGGTATTCGAAACGGTGGGGCAACGTGGTCGGCGCACTGCGCGACACCAAAATGTCGATCCGGAAAGGCCAGGACGTCAAAAGCCGATTCGAAAACGAACATGGCGGCTATCGGTTCAGCACGTCAGTCGGCGGCATCATGGGCGAAGGCGGCGACTACGTGATCCTGGACGATCCGCACAACGTCGAACAGGCCGAAAGTGACGACAACCGTGACGAAGTGGTCCGGCGCATCCGCATGGCACTGCCGACCCGCGTGCGAAGTCCGAACGGTGGCGTGTGCGTTATGATGCAGCGGCTGCATTCCCGCGACTATGCCGGCGAAATGATCGCCGACCAGGCTGACCTGGTGCACCTGTGCCTGCCGGCACGCTATGAAAAAAAACACCCATTTGTCAGCGTGCCGATCACGTTGAAAAAGTCCGGGCGCAAACTGCCCGGCGATTTCCGCAAAAAAGACGGCACACTGCTGTGGCCCGAACTGTTCCCGGACGAACGCCTGGCCAGCCTGGAATTGGAATTGGGCGCCTATGCGCAGGCCGGTCAACTGCAACAGCGACCAGTGCCACGCGGCGGTGGCATGTACAAACTGCAATGGTTTGCCGGCAAATTCGTGGACGCCGGCGACGTGCCGAAAGGCGGCGTGACGTGCCGCGGTTGGGATTTGGCCGGCACTGCCGAAAACACGAAAGGGTCCGGCGACTACACTGCCGGCGTGCGTGTGCGACGTGTTGGTGGTAAATTCTACGTCGAAGACGTTTTGCGGTTCCGTGGTTCGCCGCTGACGGTTGAAACAAAAATGATAATGACGGCGGACCAGGACGGGAAGGGTGTGACAATCGACTTTCCGCAAGACCCAGGCCAGGCTGGAAAGTCGCAGGCCGAAAGTCTTGCCGGCATGTTTCCGCGGTTTCGCGTGTACTATTCACCGGAATCCGGCAGCAAGGAAACACGCCAGGATGCGCCGGCCGCACAGGCCGAAGCCGGAAACGTCTATATTGTCCGCGGTCCCTGGAATCGGGAATTTCTGGAAGAACTGGTGGAATTTCCCACCGGCGACTATGACGACCAGGCGGACGGTTTTGCCAGGGCATACCACCGCACGTTGAAAACCAAAGGCGGCGTGAAGTCGGGCGGAATCAAAGGGGCACACTAATGGCCAACGCAACATCGGACATCCAGCAGGAACATCCCGACTATCAGACCAGGAACGCGGACTGGATCGTCATGGAAGACGGCCACGAAGGCGAACGCAAAATCAAAAGCCGCGGCAGCGTGTACCTGCCAACCACGTCCGGGCAGCGTGCCCTGGGCCTGGGCAACGATGGCGCCGGCAAACCGAAGGAAGGGCAGGCCCTATATGACGCATACATCATTCGGGCGAACTATCCGACCATTTTGAAAGACACCGCCAACGCCCTGGTGGGCGTGATGAACCGCGAACCGCCAGTGATCACCCTGTCGCCCGGCCTGGAAGACATGGAAAAAATGGCGACGTCACGCGGCGAACCGCTGACCGCATTGATTCGCCGGCTGCAGTTGCACCAGTTGCTGTTCGGTCGCACTGGCCTGTTCGCTGACGTGGACGCCAGCCGAAACCTGCCCTATTTGGTGGACTACCGTGCGCGGCAGATCATAAATTGGGATGACGAAGTGGCCGACGCTGAAACCGCCGAACGTGCGATCAGCCTGGTGACGGTGGACGAATCCCGCAACGTGCGCGACGGTTTCACCTGGGAACACAAAGACAAATTCCGGGCGCTGCGAATCATTGATGGCAAATACACCGTGACCATCGAAGACGATGGCACCGAACTGCCTGACATCGTGCCGTCGATCCAGGGCACGACGCTGGAACAAATCCCGTTCGTGTTCATCAACGACGCCGACCTGACGCCTGAATTGGGCGACATCCCACTGTTGGGACTGGCCAGGCTGGCGCTGACGATATACCGCGGCGATGCCGACTACAGGCAGGCGCTGTTCATGCAGGGCCAGGACACGCTGGTGGTGATCGGTGAAAACATCGACCCGAATGACCCGGAACAACAACTGATCGTGGGCGCTGGTGCGCACATCAACATCCCGAACGAAAACGGTGACGCCAAATTCATCGGCGCCGATTCCCAGGGCCTGCCCGAAATGCGCGATGCGCAGCAAAACGATTTCGACCGTGCGAACAACTACGGCCTGCAACTGATGTCAAAGGGCGCCGGCGCGGAAGCCGCCGAAACCCTGAAAATCAAAGTGGCAGCACGCACGGCCACGCTGGTGAACGTCGCAGAAACGTCAGCGGCTGGCCTGGAATCCATGCTGAAAATCTGCGCGGTGTGGGTCGGCGATAATCCTGACGATGTGACCGTCAAAGCCAACACCGATTTCATCGACGAATCCATGCCGGCGGCCGAACTGTTGGGACTGATGAACGCGAAGTCACGCGGCGCACCACTGTCCACCAGGTCGATCCACGCACAAATGCGCAAAGGCGACCTGACGGAAATGACGTTCGACGAAGAACAGGAAGCCATCGACGACGAACCGCCAGTGGACGATTCCAGCCTGTTGGGCGAAACCGACGACGACGATGCCGGCGGTGGCGCACCTGGCGACGACGACGAACCGGGTGACGGTGACGATGAACCAGGTGACGACGACGACCAGGAATAGTTCGTGCCATCCAACGACGACATCCGGGACGAACTGACACGGCACCGGGTCGAACTGCAGCGATTCAGTGACGGCCTGGCCAGGCGCATCCGGCTGATTTTGAACCGGGCCGAACCAGGTGTCCGTGCCAGGCTGAAAGTCCGCCTGGAAAACATGGCCGGCGGGTTCGATCCAGGGCCTGCCACCACCAGGCGGATGCGCAAACTGGAACAGTTCATCAAAGACCTGAACGGCCCGGCGTTCAGCGAAGTCGATGACCTGGTGCGCACCGAACTGACCAAACTGGTGAAACTGGAAACCGCCACAGGCGCGGCGATCATCAGCGGCAACCTGCCGGTGATCGTGGCGCTGACGATCCCGGACGCCAGGGCACTGCGGTCCATTGTCTTCGCCAGGCCGATGGAACGGCGCATCCTGCGGCAGTGGCTGGCCAACTATTCGGCAGCGGATCGCCGGCGATGGATGGACGAAATACGCCAGGGCCTGCTGTTCAATGAAACGCCGGTCCAGATCAGCCGGCGCATTTTCGGCACCAGCGAATTGGGCGGCACCGATGGCGTGCGCGAAATCACCAGGCGCGGCGCGACTACGCTGGCCAACACGACATCCGCGGCGATATTCAACGGCGCCCTGGCGGCCCTGTACCTGGCGAACAATCGGGTGATCAAAAAGGAAATATACACGGCGACCCTGGACAGCCGGACCACGCCGATTTGCCGAAGCCTGGATGGCCGAATCTATGATGTTGGCGAAGGCGAACACCCACCGATTCACATGAACTGCAGGTCGATCCGTGTGCCGGCAGTGAATGGCAAGGCCATCGGGTCCAGGCCGGCGAACGCCGCAACCGAACGCCAACTGCGCGGCCTGCGTGGTCCTGCACGCCGGCGGGCGGTCGAAAAACTGGTCGGCCAGATACCTGCGGAAACCACCTATGCCGAATGGCTGGCCAGGCAAAACGTGCCATTCCAAAACGAAGTCCTGGGACCGACGCGTGGCGTGTTGTTTCGAAAAGGCGGCCTGACGCTGGACCAGTTCGTCGATTCCAGTGGCCGCCAGTACAACCTGCAGGAACTATTCGAACGCGAACAGCCGGCCTTCCGTCGCGCCGGCATCAAGAAA